TGACGGACCTCACTTCGAAAAAAATTAAGGGGTAGATGTATGGATGTTGTTGACTTCGCGAGATATTTATATAATAAATTTGATGAGAGAGAAAAAGATATTGCACAAGATCTAGTATTAGGAAACATAAAAGATTGGAATCAGTATCAACATTTAGTGGGAGAGGCACGGGGACTCTCACTTGCTAAAGAAGAAATTAAGTCCCTGCTGGAGAATAACGTAGAAGATGCCGAGCAAATTATTACTTCCTGACTTTTATAAAGTCCCTGAAAAAGAACCAGACATTCCCTTAAAAGATAGATTACCACAGCCTACGGGTTGGAGACTTCTTGTTATGCCGTATAAAGGCAGAGCTAAGACGGAGGGGGGTGTGTATATGCCAGATGACGTTGTCGAGAGAGAGGCTCTTGCCACCGTTGTCTCTTATGTAATACGAGTTGGACCTTTAGCGTATAAAGACAAAGATAAATTTGGAGACTGTGAGCCTTGGTGTAAAGAAGGCGATTGGGTCTGTATAGGTCGATACGCGGGGGCACGATTTAAGATAGATGGTGGAGAGATACGCATCATCAATGATGATGAAGTTATAGCCACTATTCAACATCCCGACGATGTTTATAATGTTTAGGAGATAATATGGAACAAGAAAAAGCAGCAGAAAAAACAGAAGAAGCCGTTGAAGTAGCGGTTGCTGATCCTTCTATAAAAGAACAACAAGAGCAAGAAGTAGAAGTAGAGGTTCAGACAGATGACAAATCTGAAGCTGAACCAGAGAAAAAAGAAGATGAGTTAGAAAGCTATAGTAAAAATGTTCAAGCAAGAATTAAAAAGCTCACAGAAAAATATCGTAAAGAGGAGCGGGATAGAGAAGAAGCTGTTCGTATCTCACAAAGACTTCTTGAAGAAAACAAACAACTCAAGCAAAGAATGGACAATCTTGATCAAGGTTATCTATCAGAGTATGGCACGAGATTAGAATCGCAAGAGGATCAAGCAAAAAGGGCGTATGCTGAAGCACATCAAGCAGGTGACAGCGAAAAAATGTTTGAAGCTCAGAAAGCTTTGTCAAAAATAGCTATTGAACAAGAACGATATAGATTAGCTAAAAATCAATCTGAAGCAGCTAAAAATCAACCAGAAGTAGAGCAACCTGTTGCACAAACACCACAACCACAACAGCAAGTTTCGCCAAAGGCAAAGACTTGGGCAGAAAAAAATGAGTGGTTTGGTGACGATGAAGTGATGACACAAGCTGCTTTTGTGGTACATAATAAACTAATTCAAGAAGAAGGGTTTGACCCAGAGAGCGATGAGTACTATAGTGAGATTGATAGACGCATGAGACAAGAGTTTCCTCATAAGTTTGAAAAGCAGAAAACGAGCAGTGGAGTTCAAGTTGCTTCTGCTAATTCCACAGCATCTCGTAATACGCAGCAGAAGCGAAGATCGGTAAAACTATCGCCTTCTCAGATAGCGATAGCTAAAAAATTAGGAGTACCTCTTGAAGAGTACGCAAAATATGTGAAGGACTAAGTGATGACAGATAGAACACCGAGAAATGATACGACCCGTGAAAAAACTTCACGCAGAAAGCCGTGGGCACCACCAAGCAGGTTAAGTGCACCTGAACCTCCAGAGGGGTACAAGCACAGATGGATCCGTATAGCTACTCGTGGCGATGATGATAAGGTCAACGTCCACGCAAAGATTACGGAAGGGTGGGAACCAGTTAGAGCAGATGAATATCCCGAAAGGGACTTACCGACCATAGATGATGGAAAGTACGCAGGAGTAATAGGAACAGGTGGATTAATGCTTGCCAGAATGCCTCTTGAAACAGTCAAGGAGAGGAATGATTATTTTCGAGGAAGAACTCGTGAACAAATGACTGCCGTTGATAGCGATCTAATGAAAGAGCAGCATCCTTCGATGCCAATCACAAATGATCGTCAAAGTAGAGTTTCATTCGGGGGTCGTAACGACTCCTCTAATAATTAATTCTTAATAGGAGCTATAAATGGCGAACTCAAACGTATCTTTTGGCTTGAAGCCTATTAATGCTATGGGGGGAACTTTCCCTGGTGGCACTAATATGTACTTCATTGCCAGTAATGCGTCAGCTATTTTCCAAGGTTCACCCGTTCAAGCAGAGTTATCTGGTGGTACAATCCAAGTTTTAGGAAACGCCACTGGTGATACAAAGCAAATTTTGGGCGTGTTTGCCGGCTGTGAATATGTTGACAACACTACAAAAAAATTAAAATTTTCCAATACATGGCCCGGCTCTGGGTCAGCAGACACTAATCATGACATCAAGGGTTTCGTATACGACAACCCAATGCAGCGATACATTATTTGTTCTGATGGTACAAATACTGATAGAGCTACCGCAAAAGCTGATGTCTTTAAGACTGCTGAAATAGAGAACGCCACGAGCGGAAGCACAACCACTGGCATATCAACTGCACAGATTGATATCTCAACAGCAGAGGATTCTGATCCGTCAAATCCTTTGTTGATCCTAGGCATTCAAGAGGATGTCGAGAATCAAGACCACAGTGCTGCAGGTATCCAGTACATCGTTAAACTTAATAATCATGTCTTCTTCAGTTCTGTTGGAGATCCTGATGCAGCAATCTCATAAGGGGGTATAACTATGGCGATATCTAGAGCACAGTTAGCCAAAGAGTTAGAACCAGGTTTAAACGCCCTCTTTGGCATGGAGTATGGTAGATACGAGAACCAACACTCTGAAATTTACACAACCGAGTCTTCAGATCGAGCATTTGAAGAAGAGGTAATGCTTTCTGGTTTCGGGGCAGCACCCGTCAAGCAAGAAGGTTCAGGAGTATCATTTGATGATGCAAACGAGTCTTTCACTGCTCGATACAACCATGAAACCATTGCTTTGGCTTTTGCGATCACAGAGGAAGCCGTAGAGGATAATCTCTATGACCGAATCTCTGCGAGATACACAAGAGCACTTGCCCGATCAATGTCTCATACAAAGCAAGTGAAGGCTGCAGCCGTTCTTAACAACGCTTTTGACTCAACCGTAACTGGTGGAGATGGAAAAGAGTTGTGTGCCACTGATCACCCGTTGATCAATGGAGGAACTTTTGCAAACGAACCGTCAACTGCTGCAGACCTTAATGAAACATCTTTGGAAGATGCGTTGATTAACATCGCAGGTTTCGTAGATGAGAGAGGTCTAAAAGTGGCACTTCGTGGTACAAAACTAATAGTTCCACGACAGCTACAGTTCGTTGCAGAGAGACTAACAGCTTCAACACTACGACCAGGATCATCAGACAATGATGTGAATGCTATTCAGTCCAGAGGGATGATGTCACAAGGCTATGCCGTGATGGACTTCTTGACTGACTCAGATGCTTTCTTCATCTTGACTGATACTCCTAGAGGGTTCTTACATTTTGAAAGAACACCTCTTTCAACTAACATGGAGGCTGACTTCGATACAGGTAACATGCGTTATAAGGCTCGTGAGAGATATTCCTTCGGTTTCTCCGATCCACGATGTGTGTTTGGGTCACCTGGAGCCTAGGCTTCATGTCTTTCCTCCAAACTTTAAAGGGCGAGTAAAATCGCCCTTTATTTTTGCGTAAAAGTAATTTAGTATTAATTAAATTAACCTTGACAGTCATTTAATGTGGCTGACATTTGCCAAGACAAGGAGAATCACATGGCTAATACAACTTTTTCAGGTCCAGTCAGATCTGAAGGTGGTTTCAAAACCATCAATAAAAGCACCACTTCTGGTGCTGTAACAGAAACAGGTTTCTCTGTAAATTCAACAGGACAGCTTATTTCTTTAGGTTCACGAAAAATACAAACCTTTGCGGGCACTCTGGCAAGCACAAACGCAGCAGATACAGCGTACGCAGACGGAGACTGTCTTGTAGAATTAGGAACTTTAAATACAGATCATCCCGATGAGCTAGTAACAGCTACAAAGTTTTTCATTCATAAGGCGGTGATTGGTATCACAACAGCAGCGGGTCAGACATTAGCAGGTAACCTAGCGTTAAGTGCTACCTCTGGCACAGCGACAAACGCAGCTGTGTCGGGCACTGAGATTGTGGGAGCGGGTGTTGCAGCCTTCTCTACAACATTATCTGCAGCTCTATCTGTGACTGAGATTGACATAAATTTTAACGCTAGTGCGGGAAACTTTCATGTGTTTGAACCAAATGTGAGTGCAGCTATAGCTAATACTGCGTTGTACGCAAGAGCTACAACAACAGTGAACGCAGATATCACAGCAGGTAGGTTTACAGTTGAGCTAGAATACTCAGTATATTAAGGAGGTCAACATGGCTGATGCAGTAGCCTCACAAACGATAATTGATGGTCCTAAACAAGTTGTAATGAAGTTTACTAACATAAGTGACGGCACTGGAGAAAGTGCTGTAACTAAAGTAGATGTTAGTGCTTTGTCTAAGGGAACTGACGGTGCCACTTGTACTGGAGTGTCTATAGAACAGATATGGTGGCAGTGCACGGGTATGCGAGTGAGTATCTTCTTTGACGCTACGTCAGATGTTCTAGCGATACAGCTTGGTGAAAACCAGAGTGGTCATCATAATTACACAGATTTTGGTGGTATACCCAATAACGCAGGTAGTGGTAAAACTGGTGATATTCAGTTTACGACGGTTGGTCACGATAACACAGATACATACACTGTTATTCTAGCCATGCGTAAGAACTATGGCTGAGCGTAAGCGAGATAAACAACCGCCAAAGACTAAGAAGTATTTCCGCTCCACTAAAAAGGGAGCGGGGATGACTAAGGCAGGTGTGGCTCGATATCGTAGAGAGAACCCTGGTAGTAAATTAAAAACGGCTGTTACGAAGAAGAAAAACTTAACAGCTAAAGATAAAGCAAGACGCAAGTCTTTTTGTGCTAGAAGTGCCGGTCAGATGAAGAAATTTCCAAAGGCAGCAAAAGATCCAAATAGCCGTTTGCGACAAGCTAGAAGACGGTGGAGATGTTGATGAAAGAAGTATTATTAGGCGTTACCACAATGGGAGTCTTTGGTGTTTTGTCTTGGATGGCATTCACTTTGATCACTGTAGATAAAAGAACAGAGGTTATGTCCGTAAAGATTGAACAGAACAATGAGATGCTGAAGCCTCTTTGGGAGGACTTTATTAGGAGGAGTGCAACGTATGACAATAAGGAGATCAAACATGGCGAAGCAAGTGTCAAAATCTGGAAGTAAAAAAGATGCGTGTTACCACAAGGTAAAAGCTCGATATAGGGTTTTCCCTTCAGCGTATGCCTCTGGTGCCATCGCAAAATGTCGAAAGGTTGGAGCAGCCAACTATGGAAAGTCCACGAAGAAAAAAGCTATGGGTGGAACCATAGAGGCAGATCAGCCAAGGAAAAGACCGTTACCGAGAGGATATAAAAACGGTGGTAACATTATTATTGCCAGAGGTTGTGGTATGGTTGAAGGTAAAAAGAGAAAGAAGACTGTGTTGGCGTAATGGCTGTTCGTAAGACAAAAAAAGGACTTGCTCTCAAGAGATGGTTTAAAGAAGATTGGAAAGATGTCCGAACGGGTAAGAAATGTGGCAGACAAAAAGGGGAAAAGAGGGGCACTCCATATTGTAGACCCTCAAAAAGAATTAGTAAAAAAACCCCTAAAACAGTTTCCGAGATGTCAGCTTCTGAAAAGAGAAAGAGGATAGCTCAGAAAAAAAGGCTTGGTCAACCTGCGGGTAAGCCAAGAAGAGTTCAATCAGCAAGAAGGAGAAAAACAAAATGATCCGACAACGAAAAAAAATGGCAATGAAGAAGAAGGGCGGTCGTATTGCCATGAAAAGCAAAGGTGGCAGAATCGCTATGAAGAAGAAGGGCGGTCGTATTGCCATGAAGAGTAAAGGTGGACGTATTGCCATGAAGAAGAAGGGCGGTAAGATCGCTATGAAGAATGGTGGTGTAGCTATGACTGTAGCAGCAGCAAAGAAGTTGCTAAAGCAAAAAGGCTTCACAGTAACAAAAACGAAGAAAAAGAAGTAATGAATGGCTTATTTACAAAGCAACATCCCACACTTCAAGTGTTGGGTGCGGAGAGAGTATACTCACAATCACGAGAAATATCATGGGGAATTTCTACACGCTATGGCGATTGCAGTTACAACCATGCCGAACAGATGTCTAAGTTTTCAAATCATCTTCACGGGTTGTGAGGTTGATGATGACGAGAACCAACCGAACGTACATGGAGGAGCGATGTGGGCGAGGATGCCTATAACAGCATTGGCGGGAGACTTTGATTTTGAAGAGTTTCCAGAGCCAATGCCTACATACCTAGCACAGCCTTGGGATTGTGCCTCACATCACCATGCAGTATATACTTTGGATAGGGCAACACCGTGTCCCTGGTTAGCAAAGATAGGATCAGATTTTGTTCCTGCTAAATATTTGTTTACTGTGGATTATACGGAGAGTGAGATAGCAGATGACCCTGCACAACACAAACAAAGTCATGTTCTACAGTTATTAGAAGCAGGAAACTACACTGGTAACATCGTGGCTTTACCTAATAATCGTGTAAGGGTAACACATCCCGCATGGTTTGAGACTGGAGAAGGTCCTCCAGATTTTAAACCCACTCAGCATATTCACTACTCAAAGTCTGACTTGGATTATGTATTGGACGTAAATCAAATTTTTGATAATATGTACGCAACGAATGAAGAGGACGAGTAAATGGCAACATCCAGTTCAAGGGATTTTGATCTTGACGTAGCAGAGATCATAGAGGAGGCGTATGAGCGGTGTGGATTAGAGGTTCGCACGGGTTATGACGCTAAGTCGGCAAGACGCTCTATGAACCTTATGTTTGCTGACTGGGCAAACAGAGGTCTTAATCTTTGGACGGTAACACAAGCGACACAGTCCCTTACATCTGGAACGGCAACGTACACGTTTACAAATAATTTTACAGATTTATTGGACGTGGTGATTAGGGACTCTAATAGCACTGACTTTTCCATAACAAGGATATCTAGGAGTGAGTACCTAAATATTCCCAACAAGACCTCGACGGGTCGTCCTAGTCAGTTTTTTTATGATCGACAGATAACTCCAACCATAAATTTATGGCCCACACCAGATTCTTCTGATTTTACTCTGGTGTATTATTTTGTAAACAGAATACAAGATGCTGATACGTTACAGAATACAACAGATGCTCCGTTTCGTTTCCTCCCTTGTATGGTAGCGGGTTTAGCATATTATACTTCGTTAAAGAAGGCACCTGAAAGGACACAGCTTCTGAAGGTTGTCTATGAGGAGGAGTTCCAGAGAGCAGCAGACGAAGATGAAGATCGAGTATCTCTTAAACTACAACCTAGCATTCAATACTTGAGGTCTACCTAATGCCTAGATACGCATCAAATAAAAGAGCCTACGGGATATCAGATCGGTCTGGGTTTCGATATAGGTTACGAGACATGCGTATGGAATGGAACGGATCGTTAGTGGGAAGAGACGAGTATGAGGCAAAGCATCCTCAACTAGACCCCTCTAGAATAATTGCTGACCCTCAAGCGTTGAGAATATCACGACCAGACACAGCACAAGAAACAACAGCGTTCGTTGTGTATACGAACTCTGGAGATGGTATAATAGGATTTAAAATGGATACGTTTGAAGCAACAGCTAGTCTTGGAACGGTGACGGTGACAACATCATGAGTTTTACATTTGCAACATTAAAAACAGCGATTCAAGATTACACAGAAAACACGGAGACTACGTTTACTAATCATTTATCTGACTTTATAAAAGGAGCCGAAGAACGTATTTTTAAAACAGTTGATCTTGAGTTTTTTAGAAAGAATGTGACGGCATCAACCACATCTAGTAATAGATTCCTTGCTGTTCCTAGCGATTACTTAGCCTCTTTTAGTTTGTCTGTCACAAGTTCAAGCAACAAAAGCTTTTTGTTACAGAAAGACGTAAACTATATTGAGGAGTATAATCCAAATGCGTCCACTACGGGTTTGCCACAGTATTACGCTCTTTTTGATGTGGAAAATTTTATTCTGTCTCCCACACCAGATCAAGCGTACTCAGTGGAGCTTCATTATTATTTTAGACCTAACAGTCTAACTGCGGGATCAGACTCTGGCACAACCTGGTTAAGCACTAACGCTCCTTTTGCTATGTTGTACGGCAGTCTAATAGAAGCATACATTTTTATGAAGGGTGAACCAGACGTTATGAAGATGTATAACGATAGATTTATGGAATCATTATTACGATTAAAAGAATATGGGGAGGCTCGTGAAAATAGTGACGCATATAGACGAGGACTACCAGAAAGGCCCAGAACATAATGCTTATGGAAATGAAGAAAGAACCGATTGTCGAGATACACACCACAGACAATCGAGGATTTACACCGGAAGAGGTGGCAAAGAGATGTGTCGATAAAATAGTGGAAGTGGGAGATAGTGCCCCTCCCGCTATACGCGACCAAGCGAGAGCGTTTAAGGATCATTTAGAGAAAGTTATAGCGTTTTACATGAAAGAGGCTATAAACTCTGATAGAGTAACAGTGTATAATGCAATCAAAGATGCGGGGTATGATAAGCTCGCAGAACATATAAGGAGAATGTAATGGCTTTTTCTGGTAACGCACTCTGCTCCACGTTTAAGAAGGAGTTGTTAGAGGGCACACACAACTTTGCAAACGGTGGCAACTCTTTTAAGATTGCTCTTTTTACAAACTCACAAGCGGGTAATGACAATCTTGGTGGTACAAGCACTGACATGGATTCTACTGTTACGGGGTACTCAAGTTCCGCGAGTAACGAAGTTAGTAACTCTGGCGATTATTCTGCCGGTGGAGGTGCTCTAGGGAGTCAAACAGTTAGTGGATCACAAACACAAACAACAGCGTTTGTAGATTTTGCTGATAAAACTTTTGGATCTGCTACGATCACAGCGAGAGGAGCATTAATATATAACGACACAAACAGTGACAAAGCTGTGTGTATATTAGATTTTGGATCAGACAAGTCATCCTCCTCTGGGAACTTCACTATAGTGTTTCCTAGTGCAAGCACAAGTGACGCGATAATAAGGATAGCTTAATGGCATTTGTAATAGCAGATAGAGTTCGTGAAACGACAACAACAACAGGGACGGGCACAATCACCTTGGCAGGTGCGGTCACTAACTTTGAAACTTTTACTGCTAATCTATCTAATTCTGATACCACCTATTATGCTATTGTTGATAATACAAATGGTGCTTTTGAGGTTGGTCTAGGAACATTTACAGCTTCTGGTACAACATTAGCACGATCTGTAATAGCAAGTTCTAACAGCAACAATCTTGTGGACTTTGGTGCAGGAACGAAAGAAGTATTTATTACAGTGCCTGCCAGTAAGATAGTTGTTGAAGATGGCAGTAACAATGTTGCTATAGGAGGTACAGTAACAGCTACAGCTTTTAGTGGTAGTGGTGCAAGTCTTACAGGTGTGGATGTAGTAAACGACACAAGTCCTCAGTTGGGAGGAGCATTGGACGTTCAGACCCACGATATTGTAACTACCTCAAACAGAGACTTAGAATTAGCACCAAACGGAACAGGGAAAGTTGTTGTAAAAGGAAACGACAATCAAGGTGCTATACAGTTTAACTGCGAAGCTAATTCACATGGTCAGATTGTTATAGCAGCTCCACACTCAGAAAGTGCTTCCA